CGTCGGCAGCGGCAGATGTGTAGAAGTGACAGATATTACGTAATAAGTATTATCTTTGTGTCAAATAAAACTTAAAGATAATAAAAACGCATGAACGAAAAAATAAGTTCCCCAGAAACCACTACTGATATACCCTTAAGGCGCAATGTAGATATAGGCCCACACCTTCCGGATCTGGAGAAGGCAGCCACAGAAGACTCCTTTAAAGTAGCCCGACTGTATACCATCCCTGAGTTTACCAGGGAAATTATAGAGCAGTTTGTACGTATCAGGGATCACCACCGCTCTCATGGTTTACCACTACTCACACCGGCAGAAGTGGCGGACATCATCATAGACAAATAATTTAATTTTTAACAACAATATCAAATCATTAAAAATGGCAACTGAAAAAATGTATGTTATCGTCACCACTGAGTACCGTGGTGTATTTTACGGACTGATGGATCCGGCAGAAGTAAAAGAGACCACCATCACACTATCCGGAGCTCATAATGTTATCTATTGGTCAAGTGAGACTAAAGGATTTCTCGGACTATCTGCAGACGGTCCTAATAAAAATTGTCGCATCGGCGCAAAAGCAGGAGGGGATATAGTCATTCACAAAGTTACATCTATCACAGAGTGTAGCGAAGCGGCAGTAAAAGTATGGTCAGCTCTATAAAAAAAACCATCACAATCGATGATGTAGCAATGGCAGGGGCTTGTGGTTCAGGTATAAACGAGTATCAGTTAAAAAATAATATTTCTAATACGGAATTTAGTATTTCTGAAGTAGACATATCTAATGAATATATTAATAAAGCCTTCGGTATATATGGATATGGAGATGGAGATGGAGATGGATATGGATCTGGAGATGGATATGGATATGGATCTGGATCTGGATATGGATCTGGATCTGGATATGGATCTGGATCTGGATATGGATCTGGATATGGATATGGATATGGATATGGATATGGAGATGGAGATGGATATGGATATGGATATGGAGATGGAGATGGATCTGGATCTGGATCTGGATATGGAGATGGATATGGAGATGGATATGGAGATGGATCTGTAGATGGATCTGGAGATGGATCTGTAGATAATTAATATTTAATAGATTTTATGATAGTCACCGACGCACTACAATACATACCATTCAGCCACATGGACAGGAGTCAGGTGGCGCAGCTGCTGGGCAGATCTACAGGAGCGGTAGACTATTATGTAAAGCGCGGTGTCAAGGTGTGCGAAGGTCACATCATCTATCTGAAGAAAGAGCGATCAGGAAAATTTCTCACCAGTGATGTACTGGATTTTATAGAAGCCATTAAAAAAAAATAAAGCATGAGACTCGCCACCGAAAAAGAAAAGTTTAAATACCTGGGTGTCCCCGGCAACACTGCCAATCTATCCAGTGCCAAAATACCATTTCCGCTGAGACTGTCATGGAAGCTGGATTTTACCATAAAAGCATTCAACTGTCACAAGTCTCTGGTCCCGCACATCGAGTCTGTATATCATGAGCTGTCGAAACTGGACAAAGTACTGCTCAGACAGTCAGGCATGGAGATATTTGGCGGGTGCTACAATTTCCGTCCCGTACGTGGTACAGAGTCACGTGACAGACCACCATTCTCTACACACTCATGGGGTGCAGCCATAGACTGTGATCCTGAGCGAAATGGTCTGCATACCAAGTCACCACGGGCCAATCTGAGCAAACCTGAGTTTCAACCCATCCACATCATATGGGCGCAGCATGGATTTATAAATATGGGCCATGTAATAGGCCGCGACTTCATGCATTACGAAGCCAGCTTTGAACTAATTTCCGAACCAACAAAATATCTGTAAAAAATGAACACCACACAAAAGAAAGATCCGATTGATCAAATCAGCCGCATATGTGAGTACACACTCATGGCGCTGGCTGTGATATGGATATTACATATTTTCATTTAAGACCGACCTTAGCATGAGCACAGAGACGACCGCATCACACACCGCTGATACACCGCAGTATCTAACCATCCCTCCCGCAGTGAAAAATCATATCGCCTGGCAGGACTGGATCAGATATCACCGGCTCAACAGACACGTGATGCGGTCTATCGTGTCAGAGCTCGAGAGAGCCAGATCAGCAGGACGGATGAAAGCATCTGTAAAAGCCATCATCAACTATCTGCGGTGGAATATGTACGTACTAGGTGATGGCAGCGACATATACGCCATCAATGATAAGTACACCGGTATATACACACATATCATCGCAGCGACATTTCCACAGTACAGAGACATGATCGATAAGCGGGAACTCAGAGCAGTAAAAAAGAAGTAAATCATCAACATAAATAAATCATACATGAAAGCAGGAGACAAAGTATATGTACCTACATACGGCAAGATAGTGACCGTCATGAAAGTAGAAAACAACAGGCCCACATACGGCAAGTACACAGACGATGCCGGCAACATACAGGTAGTAGATCTCGTAGTCACCACTTGGGAGTTTATCACCATAGCTAAAGCACTGTGGACATTGATCAAATCTATATTTAAGCGTAAGTAATCATTTTTTTTTTAACAAACATAAACACTGCTCATGAAATCATTTATCAATCCTGATCTGCTCGAGGACAATGCTACATCTATACACAAAGAAGATGTCATAAGGTACTACACAGAGCAAGAGTTATTACAACTCAAAGAGTCGCTGGCAGATGCCACCGTGCAAAATGCACAGCGCAATTATCTCATATCTGACATATCTGACATACTCAAGATAGAGTCTGAAAATCATATAGAACAGATACTCTCATTTGTAAAATCAAAAAAAATAGAAGGCACACAAGGCACAAAAGCACTCACATCCTTCATAAAGGAGACTACACGTGCCATCAATACCGGACACACCACATCGTATGAAAATGTATATGTATTTGCAGATAATGATGAGAAACGAGTAGGTGTATATGCACGTACAGGACACCTGCTCTATGATAGAGCTATGAGACCTGACGAATATCAACAAAGTATATTTAATTTAACTTCAAAAATAGTTTAACAAAATGGCAGATTTATTAACACAAGCAGGCGGCGCCGGACTTAATACACCGGGCACATACACACTACTAACAGGAGATGCGGAGCGCATATTTTATCAAGCATCCAGAAAGCATGATACAGTCATCACAGGACCTGCGGATTTTTTTTGCAGAAAACACTTTAATGATGAAGGAAGTATTTCATCACACTTTGAGTACTTTGATATGCTGCTTACATTCAGCATCAGCAAAGGAGAGATCACTTACATAGAAAACAACAGCACTGATGAGCCATGCACTACCATCATAGGCAAACTCCATTTTAATAAGGATTTGGAAAGTCTAAATATCAATAAAAATCATAAGTACACCAGTCATCAATTGTCAGATATACTGAAGTTCAACAGAAGATTGTTTGCTGACTATGACGAGTGTATGAAGATGGTCACTACACTAAAAAATTTCACTGCAGATGTAAGCCAGCGCATAGAGTCCATTGATGACAAGCAAGGCAATAAGCAGAGCGCAATTATACAGAAGATATATCACGATGTACAATTATCTTTTGTGCTTAATACTCCAGTGATCATAGGTGATACAAAACCATTAAAATTCAAAGTAGATGTACATTTTGACCTGAGAGACAAAGCAGTAGAATTTTGGCTCGAATCAGTAGAGCTCAAAGAAGCCACTGATGAGATCAAGACAAATGTTATATCTGCTCAGATAGAAAAATTTTCTGGATTAGTGCCAGTAATAGAGCTACCATAGTAATGCCCACACCACTACAAAACCATATCAACGCCACCGCATCAGACACATCTATCCCGGATATGTCAGTAGCTCTGCCACCACTCACCGATGAGTGCCAGATAGGATTTGGCCCACACAGATATATGCGACTGGCAGATGTTCCGGTATCATTTTTCGTCTGGATGGTAAAAGAACAAAACGAATATCCGAGAGTCAGCAGATCACCACAATGGACACGCGTCATGGACTGGCTCAGGAGCAAACGCAAAGATTAGGCATTTCCTTTTCATATCAGTGCTGAAAGCAGTACTGGGTCGACATTTTGTTTTATTAAATAAATAAGGGTTATAGAGTCCGGTAAGCCGGGCTCTATTTTTATCACATCACAAAATCTTTTTTAAAAATGGCAAACAATTCAAATTCAAAAAACGGCACTTCATTTTTATCGCTTCTGCTTTTAGCATTTATAGTTCTTAAACTTTGTAACATCATACAGTGGAGCTGGTGGTGGGTAATGTCTCCCATATGGATACCATTAAGTATGGCATTAATATTAATTTTATTATTGGTAATATTCAAATCAAAATAGTATAAAACAAAATGGCAACACAAACCCACCCACAGCGCAAACTCATCATACGCAACAAGCTACAGGCAGACGCCTGGGCAAAGCACTACATAGATGATGACAGATATCTTATGATGTACCCGCCACGCATGGCGTATATAGCCACACAGCTACTCGACAGAGCAGATAGCAGATACCACGACGGACTGCGCAAGATCATCGAAGTATGTACACACGACAGTGGATGCATCACATTACCAACAAGTATGAACACATACATATAAAAAAGTACATGAACACATTTGAATTATCACGCGCATGGTTTGATTTCTCCTTTGTAAATCCGGAGCTGATCAATCCCAATCATACGGCCATATTCTTTTTTGCCATAGAGCACTGCAACAGACTAGGTGGTAAGGACAAATTTGGACTACCTACATCTATGGCAATGGATGCCATAGGCATAAAAAATTACAATACATACAGCCGATATTTCCGTGATCTGGTGGAGTGGGGGTTTATAATCATGGTCCAAAAATCAACCAATCAATACTCCAGTAATATCATCAGCCTGTCAAGTGGTACGTCAAAAAATGGTAAAGCACTTGACAAAGCAATGATAAAGCACGCATCAAAGCAAATGCAAAGCACGTACGAAAGCACACCACAAAGCACACCACAAAGCAATGTTAGTATAGATAAACAAACAAACAATAAACAAATAAACAAGGAAAAGGGAAACGAATCAAAAGCGCGCCCTACAGACAAAAATGAAGTTTATTTGTTTTTTAAAGAAATCGGTCTCAATGGTCACTCAGACGTCGAGGCTCAAAAATTTGTCGACCACTACACCTCCAATGGCTGGAAGATAGGCGGACGTACACAGATGAAAGACTGGCAGGCCGCAGCGCGCAACTGGGCATCAAGAGTCAAGACGGGAGAGTTTGGACAAAAAGTGTCCAAAAGACCCACATCTATGGTGCCTGATCAAAATCAATATAAATAATTTCAGACCCATGGAAGATCAGGAGAAATACATCACCACAGATATAGGGACAAAAAAAGAACCCACCGGTATCGCAGATATCATCCCTGCATCGTACATGAATCGACCATTTCTCACAGGTACCACCAGCAGATACAATCCACGTACCGAAGACCTGTACCCGGATCATATACCAGGCACATACACCGCATCAGCACCAGACACAAATCCAGCACAGATATGTACATTTGATATGCTTGCAGAAGCACTCAGGATCGCATTCCGTAAGACAGCAAAAGAGCAGGGATGGCCATCAGTATACATCCATCCTGACAATGTATCCACACTATATGACATCCTGCACTGCATCGTAGGAGACACAGGATATACACTCACACCGCGCAAAGGCATTTATCTGACAGGCAATCACGGATCAGGAAAGACAGAAGTAATGAAACACATCATGATGTGCATGATAGCAGCAAGTCACAAATGCAGTAACATCAGAAAGCCGCATCTGCATAGTTATGATGTGTTATTTGATGTCATCAGGCAAAAAGCAAATAATGATCATTTGTACTCTAATGTCAGATACACCGTATACATAGACGACTTCCTGTATCAGAAGCGCGCCGTTGCAAAAGTATATGGCAATACCGACTCCGTGCCGGATCTTATTATCACCAGATGCTATGAGCTATTTAAGCACGGACACAAGATATATATGTCCAGCAATTATGGTCCACAGTATATGATGGACAATGGGTATATACACCCTGGATCATATGACAGACTCAGAGAGATGTGTAATATCATACAGTGGAAAGGAGATAGTTTGAGATAACGTTCAGCATTGTTGCAGTTGTGGATTAGGACTGCCAAATTATCGATTAAACACCAATCTAACCAAGTACAAAATTATTTATAAATCAAGCCAAATCCCACAATTGCTACAATGCATTGTTATATGATGGCTTTTTAACACACAATTATTATGAAAGGAAAATATTTAATTACCACAGATGCGTGGTTTTATGCACCCGACGGAAAACAGTATAATGCTGTATGGGGCGAAGTTGAAATAGTAAGTGATTCGATTTTAGGAATCAAAACAAACGTAAGGAGTTCTAATTGGTTCGCAAAAGTTGGAACTGAACACAAGCACGTTATTGTAGCTGGATGTCAAATTCATTATGCTTCAAAATGTGATACGCCACCAAATACAAATGAAATTGACGACCACAGGGTTACTGATAGCGGACTTTTAAATTATAAAAGACCAAGTCAAATCTACATCGCTGGTTAAGCTATCATATAACGACTATATGTACAAAAATCTTATACTTAATTAACAATCAAAATATTATAACATGCAAATCTCAACTTTTATTAAAAATTATGAGCACAAAACAAACCTGCAATAATCATGAAAGTATCAATCATCATCCCATGCTACAATCAGGCCCACTTCCTGCACGAGTCCATACAGTCCGCACTCGCACAGACATACTCAGATATAGAGATCATCGTAGTAAATGACGGATCACCGGACGATACCAGCAGAGTAGTACTGCAGATGATCGAATCTGTAAAAAATAACATTACAATAATCCTTATAGAAAAGCCCAACGGTGGACTGTCATCCGCCCGCAATGCAGGCATAGCCGCCGCCACCGGCACATACATACTGCCACTAGATGCAGATGATAAGATACACCCCGACTTCATCACCCGTACCATAGGGCTGGATGATATCGTATCCACAGGACTACATACATTCGGCAGAGAGTCACGCGCATGGATCACAGACGTAGATCATCCGGAGTATCAGCACTTCATACAGCGCAATCATATCAACTGCTGCTCTCTTTTCCGCAAAGAGATATGTACAGCCATAGGAGGATATGACGAAGATATGCGTGTAGGATTTGAAGACTGGGATTTCTGGACACGCGCCACCCGTGCAGGATATACTGTAACGGTAGTGAGAGAGATACTATTTTACTATCGCAAGCACTCAGTCAGCATGTTTGCAGATGCACAGCGCAAGCGGTCAGAGATCATAGATTATATGCATCGCAAGTACTCACCATCCGGCAGACTTATAGATGTAGTATATGTACTCGGCCGAGGAAGCCAGACAGGAGACCAGGAGCTGCGGTACTCACTCCGGTCACTAGAGAGATACTGCACAGGATATCGCCATGTATACATCGTAGGAGAGTGTCCGTCATGGCTACGCAATGTATATCACATCCGTCACGCAGACGGCCCGCTCAAAGCCATCAATATCATGGAGAAGATCCGCGCAGCCTGCGAGCTCAGTAATCTGTCAGACCACTTCCTGTTTATCAATGATGATCATTTCTTTAATAAACCCATAGATATACCAGACTACCCATACTACTACTCCAATAGTGAGTATAAAAAAATAATGCGGGACAGATTGCCAGACGACTATTATTACACCATCTGTCAGGAAACCATGTCCAGATTTATAGGCGCCGACTTCTACGACATACATAAGCCCATCATCTACCACAAAGATACTTTCCTGCGTATGTGTACAGATATAGACTTCCACTCCAGCAGTCGCGGACTACTCGTCAAGACCACATACTGCCACTATGCCCGTATCCATGGCAAGTACAGTCCTGATCACATGATCCGCAGATGTCTCACCATAGGAGAGCTGGATGGAAATACGAAGGATGCCGACGTTTTCTCATGGAATGATGGTGCCATATGCCACAATCTTGTTACCTTTATGGAAGCAAAATATCCTGTAAAATCAAAGTACGAAAGATGAGTAATAAAAATATTCCATCTTATAAAAATCCACCACCACCGCCACCACGTCCAAAGATGAAACCAACCATCTTAAAAGAAGGATTCAGTAGACAATTACCTGATGATGTAAAACAATTCATCGTATTTCCGCACTATGAGAATGACAAAGACAATATCATGGCGAAAGTTGATATCATGCTTGCTCTGTTGGTTATAATATTAGCAATATTAATTTTTAAATAAAAAGATGAATAATAAAATTAAAGAGTATAATAACGAATTGCCGCCAAATTATAATAATTGGTACTCATTTTATCATCATGTTAAAATGGCTGGGCAGTTGGAAAATTGGAATCAAAATAGATTAATGTCAGTAGAATGGAGATCACCATACAATTCGACATTAGAAGAAGATGTAGAAAAATCAGTGTATTATATTTATCCTAATTTTGCAAATAATAAAATTTTAGAAGAGATAGAATTTCTTTTAAAAATAGACAGGAATACATTGCTTGAAATAAATGCAACATTAAGATTTAATCCAATTAAACCAAATAAAAAAACGATTGAATTTTTAGATGATTTAATAAATTTTATAGAAGGGATCAAATGAACATATACAAAATCTGGATAGGACCAAACCCACTACCCGACCATTTCACGAGGTATACAGACACATGGTCACGCATCAGTGATGCAGAGATCATAGACATAGGCAATGAGTATATAGAGCAGGTCAAATATAGTCCTGCCGTACAGTGGGCCATCAGGCACAGCAACTGGGCAGTACTCAATCATTATATCCGCTATCATCTGCTGTACAATAATGGCGGTATATACCTGGATCTCGATGTAGAGATCATAAAAGACATTCCTTACAGTATGACACATGGAGCCCATATAGGAATGGAGCTACCCAACTGGGCCAATAATCATGTCATGATAGCCAACTACAGTGGTATACCATTTTTTAAATACTGCATGATAGCCATGGACGCGATGGCATACGATCAGATGCGGGAAGTAGAGCTAAATACTGGTCCCAGGCTGGTGACGAGGATACTACAGCAATTTGGATTTGTACCAAGAGAACTTACATGCATCATACAGATACCACACGAGAGTATCACCATCCACCCGGAGCGAGTATTTTCACCACACCGATGGAATCAGACATACCATCAGGACGAAATAAAACCAGACACCATAGCAGTTCATCATTTTGCACACAGCTGGAAACCGTAAAATGTGGAGTCGTATGAGTTGTTTGATTTGTTAAGTTGTAAAAAAAAGGAGAAGAACTAACATTATAGCAACCATTCTCATATCCAGTGTTTTAGATTTTCTTCTATTTTCAAAGCCTGCAGTACGCCATCTGCGGGCTTTTTTATTTTATCACTATACGATATACAATTATGACATCGTATATCGTATAGTATTCTACCTGACAACTTAATAAATCCTACAACTTTCACAACTCAACATACAGAATGTTCCTATTACTAACAACCTTCCATCATTAACACCTGACATTTGCCTGTATAATACAAGATATTGGCAGGTATTCTAGATTTTTTCCGCAAAAACAAGGTGTCCATCACAGACACCGTACCTATGTCCGCAGGTCCTACCGGCGTGTCATATGCCAATTATCCTATCTCTGATTTGGTCAACTCCGGACGCATCACCAAGGTAGACCATCCGGATGCAGCCATGAAGATGGCAGAGTTTTACAACGTGGTCAATATGATCAGCAACACTGTCGCATCCTTATCATTCAACTTCTATAAAGACCATATCAAACTATCTGCATCTGACTACGATCAGGTAAGACTGTGGAAGTATGAGATGTACCCCGGACTGCCACCATTCAAAGTACTGAAGGCATTTGTCATGAATGGACTCAAAGGTGGTAACGGATATATGATCATAGAGCGTGACAAGATGCTCAGGCCCATCAGCTATATCAATCGCATGTGGAATGAGATGTACCCATTCCGCACCACAGACGGACGGATATGGTACTATGACACGGTCACAAAGATGGTATTTCCGCATTACGATGTCATGCACCTGGCAGACATCACAGGTGATGCACTTATAGGCAAGACCAAAGTACAGCACCAGGCAGAGACACTGGGCAGATCCAAGGCAGCCAATGACTTTGTAAATAAATACTTCGGCAAAGGACTGTTTCTCGGCGGTGTCATAGAGTATCCGGTAGGATCAGGCATCACAGAAGAAGACCTGCCCGGACTGGAGAAGTCAGCTTCTGATAACTTCGGTGGGGTAGATAAGTCAGGACAGGTGATGATAGTCACCGAAGGCGGACAGCTCAAACAGTTTAAGACAGATATACCACTAGGAGACGCAGGATACCTGGAAGGAGAGAAGCTCACCAAGGCAGATATCCGCGGCATGTTTGGAGTGCCGGATGAGATCAGTGATGAAGCATCACTCACCCGATATCACAATGACGCAGTACTACCCATCATCAAGTGCATAGAAGCAGAGATCAATCTCAAAGTAGTACGCCCTTCAGAGATGGGTGTGGTATACGGCAAATTTGAGATGGACAGCATACTCAGAGCAGATGCCAGCACAAGAGCCAATGTAATCGAAAAATATCTAAGGAATAGTCTCATGACCATCAACGAAGCCCGTGCACTGGATGACAGAGCACCTATACCAGGCGGTGATGATCCTATGGTCATGGCCAATAACATGGTGCCACTGGCACAGCTACAGGATTTCGTAAACAGTAAAATGACATAATACCATGGACTTCATATATCTCGACAAACCTACCATCTTCTCACGCACTACAGCAGACGACCTGCTGGACAGACAGCATGAGTTTATCATCAGTGATGAGACACCAGATGACTACGGTACAGTATTCAAGGTGGAAGGATGGGACCTGACACAGCGCATGAAGGGAAAGAAGAAAGTGACGTATGGTCATCCATCACCATCTGACAAAGATCCTGATGTCATCATAGGCAAAGGAGACGAGCGTATAAGTGACGGCAAGCTCATGTCCTTACTCACCATAGAGCCGGAGACCGTAGGCAATCGTATAGCCAACACCGTACATGAGAAGCTGATGTTCGGATCACTTACAGACGCCAGCATCAGGGCATTCATATACGACGGGAGAGAAGGAGACGAGTCACGGGGTGAAGATCCCAAGCTATTTTATTTCACCAGGCAAGTACTGTCAGACTGGGGTGTGGTCCCTGATGGGTCAAATCCATCAGCCATGAAGACCCGCGACAGCATACGGTCATTTATCCAGGCACGTACACCGGTATCACGTCACCGCGATCTGGAGATACTCAGGGTACTGGCTACCCGATACTACATCATGTAATATTTTTCATTCATAATAAATAATTGTAAACACATGAAAACATTAAGGGAGCTTCTCGAGCTCAAAGAAAGCAGGGCAACAAGACTAGCTGCCCTATTGAAAATACTTAACGGAGACGGCACCATCGCAGGCAGAGATCTGACACCGGCAGAATCCGACGAGATCAATGTCATGCGGTCATCTGCCGACTCACTGGAAGCAGACATACGCAATGCAGAGTTTCTGGAAAGATCCGCAAAAGACCACGCCACTGCATCAGCCGCAGGACAGGCAGCCGCAGCATCAAGGCTGGCAGGTGCACCTGCATCAGATGACAAACCTGAGCAGAGAGCATCCGCAAGATACTCCATCGTAAGAGCCGCACAGTATGCAGCCGACAAAAGGGGCAATGTAGATGCCGCTTTTGAGAAGGAGATGCACGAAGAAGCATCCAGACAGGCCGCAGCCATAGGACTGCCCGTATCTGGCAAAGGTATGATGGTACCCGGATTCATAGGATCAAGAGCTACCGCCGCCACTGCACTCGATGCCGGTAACCTGATAGGCACCAATCAGGTGCCTACCATGGAAGGGTACGCGCCGCAGTTGTTTGTGGAGACACTGGGAGCCACTGTATACAGGGGACTGACAGGCATCAACAACATACCTGTAGCTGACATGACCGCAGTAGCTACGTTTGTGGCAGAAGGAAACAACACTACTGCCATAGCCAGTAATGTACGCAGACCATCACTGACTGCCAAAGCGATACACGCATCACTGACCAACTCATGGTTCCTGAAAGCACAGGCTGGTCCTGAGTCAGACAGAATACTGTGGAGCACCCTGGAGAGAGCAGAGCAAAACTGTATCAATACCAACATCATACTGGCAGCCAATGGCAACAGCCCTGATGGTATCTTTGATGCAGCAGACATCGTAGACGTCACATCTTCCAATGGTGAAGACCTGACCAGATCTTTGCTTGTACAAATGATCAACTCACCTGAGAACAATAATGCCAGCTTTGACAAAGCAGGGTTTATTATATCTCCTACCGTGAGAGCCTTCCTGCAGTCCAAAAAGACAGACTCAGGCAGTGGACAGTTTATCATGAACATGGACTCAGTAGACAGACTCCTGGGCTATCCTGTAGCAACGACCACACTTATGCCTACCAACCTTTCCAAAGGTGGAGCATCAGGTACATTGCTCGGATTATGCTTTGGCCACTGGGATCAGCTCATCATAGGAAACTGGGCAGTAAGAGAGCTTATTGTAAATCCATATAGTTCAAACACTGGTGTGGAGTTCAAACTGGTATCCTTCTGGGACTGGGTATTTGCAAATCCAAAAGCATTTGCTAAGGCATACACCAACCTGACAGGCACCAACTCATAGGCCATAATAGTGAATTTGATATGTAATCAGGACACGGCTCAGTGTCGTGTCCTGATTTTTAAAACTCAAACAAATGACAACAAAAGTAATACTCACACTAGACTGTCGCGGACAGTATGGCATCACCGGCAAAAACGGTGACGTACTGCACGAAGTAGATGAAGCACTGGCAGAACGTATGCAAAGAAGCGGACACGCCAGGATAGTCACACTGTGGGATGCAGCAGCAGCTACACATCCGGAGACAGTCACCAAATCACCGATCACCAAATCACCAAATAAAAAATAAGTGATACACGGCACACATACACAGGAATACACCACCGCACCCGCGCTGGTATCGCTGGCACTGGCCAAGGCACATCTGAAGGTAGACTCTACCGCAGAAGATACCCTGATCCAGTCCTACATCGATGCAGCTACCCAGTGGTGTGAGATGTATATACAGCGCAGTCTGTGTGTAAGTAAGATCACTATGTATTACCAGTATCCTGAGACAGATCCGGGAGATACAGCAGATTTCATGCTCATGTACCCGGTCAATAGTGACAAATCTATAGACATCACATCCACTACCGCAGACGGAGACGGAGAGTACTTCCCTGATTACTCAGTGCTCAAAGGTGCCTATGATGTGATACGTGTACGCGATCTGGTCCCGTATGAGATGCTGACCATATGCTATACTACCCGCAGATACGAGCACGCAGACCGTGTAGTACCTGCCGTCCTGATGAAGATAGGACAGATGTACACCCTGCGTGGTGATGGAGAGACACCCAAAAACAGTGCAATTATAAATATACTAAACCGTCACCGGGTAAAAAAACACATATGAGAGACATGAATTATATTTCAAAAATAGATTCTTTCACCGCTATAACAGGTCTTATCGGTGGTGCAGTAGCTTCGTTTTTGGCTCCCGTAGCACCATTTTTAGTTATGGCTTTTGTGCTCATAGTATGTGATCTATATACAGGTACCCGCGCTGCAAAAAAAAATAAAGAAACGATCACCGACCCTGGACTGGGAAGAAGCATAGAAAAGATGATCCTTTATTTTATTGCCATATTCCTGTCTGAAGCATTTCAAAGAGTATTCCTGGAATCCACAGGCTTCGGTATGGTAGAAAATTTCCCTATAGTATACATCGTATCCATCACCATCAGCATCAGAGAGCTCAAATCTAACTTTGAAAACATAGAAGCCGTGACAGGTACCAATCTGTGGACAAATATAAAAGAGAAACTCACCGGCATACTCGATCTTTTAAAATCATCAAAACAAAAAGATCATGGCAGTGACGTATAAAAAGAATTTTGGCAAAGTGATAAAATCACTTGCAAGCGGCAAAGCTGCAGAGATCATAGCTCCGGAAGCTATATCACTCACAGAAAAAATCAGAGCAGCTACTCCTACACTTACAGGAGAGACACGCAAGAGCATCACCAGCCGGCAGCACAGCAAGTGGGGACACACCATATCTACACCACTGGAGAAGGCCATATACATAGAGTACGGCACTGAAGATACACCGAAACACTCCATGTTCCGCAAGACATTTGACCAGAATGCAGATATCATCGCACGGTCGCTGGAAAAAAAATTTAAGTCACATATAGAATCCATAGCCAGTACATGAGTCTCACCAGCAAAATAAAGATAGCAGACCTGCGCGATCGCATCACGATCAGCTATGTCAGTGTGTACAATGATACCACTACAGGCGCGCCATCTGCTACCTATACTTCCGGTCCTACACTATGGGCCATGCTCAGACTCAGGATCATATCAGGTCCGGAGCAGGATAAGACCAAAGTAGAGCAGGGATATGAGATCATCATACGCAAAGACAGCTACCCGATCAAACCGCAGGACAAGATAGTATGGGGCACATACACCCTGTACATACGAGGTATAGAAGACATAGACGTATTTTTTACCAAACTCACTTGTGCATATGTATATTGATGACATCATACTCAGAGAGCTGAAGGAAGTAGTGGCCAATGTCTACTGGTACCAGGCACCGACTACAGGCGTAAGCACCTATGCCGTGATCAGTCACGTCACTGATGGTGCACGGAGCAACAAAGATATAGCCGCCACGCCGCATGTCACATCCATGATGCGCATCCAGATCAGCATATATAGCTCATCACTGGCAGAGCGCAGAGTATACAGCGACCACATCACACACAAGCTCCGCACGAGTCGTGAGATCACAGAAGCAGAAGCCACACTACGAAGCGCACATGAGCTGTCATCCGTGGCAGGATACACCACAGAGAGTAAGAGATTTTACGACCATCAGGACTGGCGCATATTTTATAATCAAACCATATCATAATCATGGGAAAGTACATAATCATACTGGAAGCCAACCCGCAGGGATACGCGGTAGACACTACACTCACTGCCAGAAACAGACTGGCGGATGATCTGATAGATGCAGGTCAGGCAAAAAGAATAGATGAGCCCATGAGACCGGGCAAAGCAGAAGATACACAGCCGGATATACATGTGACAGTATCTCCACAACCCACAAAATCCAAAAGCAAAGCGGCGCGCCCACCCAAAACAGTATCAAAACCAAATCCAAAGCCACGTAAAAATAAATTTTAAATCACCATCAAAAATAATTAGTCATGACACCAGAATATGTATTAGGGCATAATCTACGAATATGGGTAGACGGAGTTGGCGTTGGACACGCTGACTCATGTTCTTTTAAATTAACAACCGACAAAAAAGAATTATCTGATAAAGACGTGGATCCCGGATCAACATCGCCCGGAGCGGTAAGTATCATCCTCGGAAAACAAAGAGTTTCTCTGAATTTCAGCGGATTTATATGGGAGTCAGATACAGGATCAGTAGCAGCCACAGGTGGATATCGAACGCTGGGAACTAAGGCAAAAAACGGAACCACAGTAGCGTGGAGATTTGACACAGACGTCACAGGAGACAGTTCTTGGACAGGAGATGGAAAGATAACAGAATTTTCAGCATCTGCAGATGATGGAGGAGAAGCTAAATATAGTGGAGTAATAGACGGTACTGGAGAATTTGAATTTGGCACCGTATCGTAGTAAGATATCACCACCCGCAGCAGCCGCCGGCAGGGACCTTATTAGTATGGGACCTGCCGGCATTTTAAACTCAAACTTAAAAACACTTTCAAAAATTCAAAAAAATGTTACCAGAAAAAATAGGACAAGATCCTACAGTGATCATAGACTCAGTACCATACCCTGTCAGATACGGGGCGCGGTCACTGGCTATATTTGGAGATATGGCAGGTCGTCTCGTCACCAACATCAGTACACCCATGACCATGACAGAGATGTACCAAAATTATTACTCAGGCATAGCCGCCGGGTGTCTACGCAATAAGATACCCGCACTGACATATGATGAGTTTATGAATGCTCTGGACAATGATCCAAATGTAATCAAGAAACTGGTAGAGATCAAGAGCGCTCAAAACGGTGGCGAAGGAGAAAAAAAGTAAACGACCTTCTGGCATATGCCGGACTGCCGCCACTCGGCCCTGATGATGATCAGCATATGTCTGTCCTGAATGCATGGACAGAAGCCGAAAACGAACGCAGGCAGTTCTACAGTCATCTGGCACAGTATGTAGTCTGGTGGCTGCTCAATGGCAGACGCTACGAAGGTCAGAAGGAAGTGGACGTCACAGATATCATGCCGTCAGACTTCATAGCAAAAATGAAGACCCAGAAGGATAAGAAACAGGAGCCACGAGGGG